CTTCCTTCTTTTCGGGTTCTACGACAGCGTCGTCAGGAATCAGCTTGAAGCCAATCTCAAGAGGACCGTTATTGGCGTACTCGTATCGGCCATTTTTAAAAGATTCAGAGGCAGAGATGGAATGCGTGAGCGCCAAAACAATGTCTGGTCCATATTGCGCTGGCACTAATACTGTGCGACCGTAAGCGAATTCGATTGCGAATTTCATGTTCCCTCCCTTGGTACAAACCTAGAATAGCGCATTTATTGTAGCTGTCAAGCACTAATTTGCATTTTCCTGTGGAAATCTTTGATCTATTTTAGGGGGAGGGGGCAGGTCATGAAAGGAGGAGGAAAGCTGACCTGCCCAAGCTCGTGGTTCACGGGGTGCCTTGGCACTACTTGTCAAAGGGAGAGCCATGGTCACACGAGGTGGGCTACCCCGCAATATGATTATGCTTTTTTCTTGCATGAGAGTCAAGTGGTGATATTATTGAGTTGTCAAAGGTGATTGAGCATGGTCAAGTCCCCGACAATTCGGTTTGCACAAGACCCCACTCTTGCCATGATGTGCGCACACAGGCAATAGGGATTGTTCCCTAGAGCATTGTGCCGGTGCCCTGAGCTGGCTACGGCTGGATCACATCGTTACCTAGGGGGAGACTTCTGCGGGAGCCTCATTAGGGCCTGATCCTTAGTAGTCGCGAAAGCCTTGGCTCCGTCCACTGGTATTCACGGCAAACCTTCGTGCGATAGGTTCAGCACGCGCCCCCTGGTTTTCCGTGCCCTTCACCATCTCTGGTATGTATTTAAGTACTTAATAGCAAATGCTTTTAACTTCTTTTAAAAACAGAGAGAGGTATGCAATGGGAAGCCGTAAACGAATTAAGGATGAGTTCCTGGATAATCTTCTTACCCGCGAAAAAGATTTGACGTCTTCATGGTATGGCAAGATAAGCGCTGGCAACTGGAAAGACAAAAATGAGCGTAACCAGTACAACATCCTCGCGGATAACCTTGCGGATGAGATCGATCGGTATCTTGCGCAAAAGGATATCAAAGAGTCTGAGCTTATTAGAGAAGGAAAGAATCAACAGGAGGAACTATGGACTATTCGGTAGGAGAAAAGGTATCTTGCATCGGCGGTCGTCGTAAAGGCGCTGTAGGCCGTGTTGTAGGCCACGAATCATTCAAGGGGGTGCGATATACCCAGGTTATCTATCCGTCGCGTGGCGGGTGCCCTGATATCTGTCTGTGGGCATCTGACGAGCTAGATTATCCCGTAGAACCAGCTATCGAGTTCAAGGGGATTCCGGTCCCAGATGGGATGGTTGTCTCTATTCGGCCTACTGGCGGAATGGGAATCTGGATGCAGCCAGGATCAACTGCAACGCAGGAAGACGTAACTCCATTTGTAGAAGCTCTGTCCAGAATGAAGAGAGTGCACGCATAAGAAAAAGGCCGGCGCTTTGGGGGCAACCGGCCTATCTTTTACTCATGTTTGAGAAGATCGTAGACGATGTAGACAAGAGCCAATCCAACCAGTTCTTCGAGCCAAACCGCCCAAAACTCTCGAATGTCTTGTGTCCGGTACGTGAGCCACATTGGGAAAATGGTAAGCGCAAATCCAATTCCCATGCTAATTGACAACTCTTTTAAAAACTTCATCATGCGGCCTCTTTGTTAATGAACAACGTTAAGAAAAAAGATTTAGTAAGGAACACCATTCCCTTGCCCGTTACGAATGTCTGAGCGTAGACTTTGTTCTTCCCGCCGTATGGGTGCTCCTTGACAACGAAATACCCGCGATCAACGAATGTCTGGTACGGACGGTTGCTGTCCATGAGAATATGCTCCTTGCGGAGTAACTCAAACAGGCGAGTGCGGCCAGTGCCGAGAATTTTTGCAGCCGCATTCATGTCGTGCAACCCCTCTGCGTTGTTGATACGGTCTGTGATAGCTGCTTTGGGAGCGAGTTCGATGTTCTCGGCCTCAAGTTGTTGATTGTATTTCACCGTATCGAGCAACTTTTCGAGCGCCTCAACGTAGTTCTTTGGCAACGCCGACTGTGTTTCAAGCTCCTGCCAGCGGTCAACAATCCGAGAACGCAATATCACATCGTAGCCAGAAACGAGAATCAGGCTCTCTCTCTTGGGCAGCAGGTACTCGGATACTGATCCATTGTCCTCTCGGTAACGGACCGTAACTCCTTGATATGATTGAGGGTCCACTTTACGACCGGGTTGACCGTTGATAAACATGGTGCTGTCGTTGTGTGTGAGCGCTCCCAACATGGCACGGATATCGCGGAGCACGTGTTTGTGATCCTTGCCTGTGAGAGTCGCAATCTCAAGGCTGCTCATGGTAGGTTCTGTAATCATCAGATCGTTCATTTGCTCTCCTTTTCCAACCACTTTTCCAGAATGTCAATGATGAGCCGAGTAACCGAAATATCTCGTTGCGCTGCGGCAACACTCATCCCGTGTCGCAACTGCGCGGTGTAGCCTGTGAGGTTGAACTGTTCTTTCTTTGCCATGCTATTTTCTCCTGAGTTTGAGTTGTCTACCCGTAGACGTGTCATGCTGCCAGAAGTTGCGAATGGCTGATCTAGCGTCAAAGGCAGAATCTACAAGTGGCAACCAGCGAGCTATACGTGGGTGCCGTGGCGCTATGAGCCTCTGGATAGCCCACCACTCCACCGCAACCACGGCGACGCCATACGCCTCGTCTGACGCTGCATGGTTTGCAATTGCCGATGGGATATTGTTCTCGTGCGCACCGCGTCCGATAGCGTACTGTGTGCTCGCGGTATCGAGAGATCGAACTCCCAGCGATGTCCACTGCTGCCAGGTGGGGTGAGTAAAGCTGATTGCAGGTTTAGGCTCATCGGGTAGCTGAGCCAGCGCCAACTGGGATGATAGAGCCAGTGCAACCCATCCGATGCGCATAAATCCTCCTAATTCACGGTGCCGGTCTCTTCGAAAAGAATCCTAACGTTACATCCGACGCCGCAGGGCAGCCCGTAGGCTGGTATCTTGCCCTGGTGGGCCATGCGTCGGATGGTGAGGGCAGAGAGTCCCAAATACCTCCCTGCCACTTCGGATTTGACGAATCTCTCTGTCTCGGCCATATCAGTACCGCATCGGCATGAGGATGTATGTCCAATTCTCGCCCACCACGGTGAACTTGGCGGCGTGGTGATCGTCAACGATGAACGCTCTTACCGTATCCTCGCCAGCGGCCTTCAGAAACTCAGCAACATGGTCCGAGTTCCATCTGATGCCCACAGATTCGCCGGATGATTTGACTCTGATTTTGGCCGACGCTTGACCAGAATCAGCGCTCTTGGCTGAAATCGAAATCTGTCCGCCAGGTGCAAAGTCCCAAAGAACGCTGCCCATATCACTGGAGCACTTTGCCACTCGGCGCAGAATATCGACGACCGGTCTTGGGTCATTGAACGTGGCCGTGGTCGAGAATCCAGTGGGAATGACCTTCTTGTAATCTGGGAACTCGCCGACGACAGTCTTTGAATAAATCAGGTTGCCGCCAGTCTCGATGCGCAGCGTCAGGTCGTTGGTGCGAATGTCGACAAAAACGCCGATGTTTGCTTTGAGCCAATCGATCGCAGCGGTAGGGATAACCCGCGAGAAATTGCCCGTCACGGCCTTGTGCGCGTCCATGCTCAGCCGGTGACCGTCGGTGGCTACCATCGTGGCTATGCCGTTCTCGATGCGGAGCAACGCGCCGTTGAGTGTGTAGCGCGACTCATCCTTGCAAATCGCAAACCGTGTGCGGCGGATCATGTCGCTTACGTCCACTCCGCTAAGGACGAACGACTCGCCTTCGACTTTGGGCAGCACAGGCCATTCAGAAACCGGCTTTGCCTGAATCTCATAGGTGATTCCACCCGCGTTAATCACGGCGCTCAGGGCTTTACCCTCTCCGGTAGAGTCAATGGTCAGCGGGCCGCTTTCGCCCTTGAGGACCGATGCGAGTTGGCGGTAGGGAATCAGGTAATCGCCATTGCCGTCGGCGTCGTAGGGAATGACGGTCGTAATGTCCAGATCGGTAGTTTCGATGCAGACATTGGTCACATGCGCGTAGCTCAGAACCGCGATGGACGGGTGCAACTCTGGTTTAAGTGATGTCTTCAGTGCTGCATTGAATGCTTCGCAAGTCGTTGTAATCATTTTCTGTCTCCCATGTGCTATACGAAAAACCACCCGAGCAAGAACGACGCGACTATGGTGATAATCCGCAGTGTTTTGTAGAATCGTTGGCGTTTATCGTCCATAACGTTGACAACGGCGAGTAGGACGACGGCAAGGACGATGAACATAACGGCATTGCCTAGATGCTGCATCACCTCGCCTCTTCCTTTGCTTGCAGCTTCCGCGCTCGTGCGCGTTTGCGTTGTGCGTTCCGTCGAGCAGACTTTGATGGTTTGCCGATCGTAACAATCTCTCTAACGCTCATGCCGGGATTGAAATGGCTCTTGTCAGCCCACGGGCGGGCTATTGAGTTAGCGCTGTTGCCGCCATGTGTTGTAATCGGTGATTGCTGCAAAATGCATTGTCATGATCTTGTCTCCTCTCTCTCTCATCAACACACTCAGAATAGCACAACTAGAAACTGTGTCAAGGATATTTTACATAGATAATGATAGTGTGTGTCGGCTATCACAGTAGGATAAGTTATGTCACTGAATCTAAATAAGATGGTTGAATCAATCTCGACCAATGGTATAATGGGATAGTGGATACAGTACAAAGTGCGCTAGCTCTAGTCATTTCTGTGGGCATTGGATGGATGATGCTCATTTTCCGCGATTACTGGAACCACTTCAAACACTAGTCCAAGCGTAGACAGGGAGATAAATATGGGCGCTGGCAGACCATCCTCATACTCGAAAATCATGGCAGATGCGATTTGTGAGCAGATAGCTCTAGGTAGGTCTGTGAGCCAAATCAGCAATGATCCCGATTTCCCATCCGAAACTACTATCTATAATTGGCTCAACGCTTTCCCCGAATTTGTTGAGCAATACGCGCGTGCGAGGGAACTCCAGGCGGAGCACTATGCCTCTGAAATCATTGCGCTTGCGGATACTCCCGTCGAGGCTCGTAAAATCACCATTAAGGCTGATGGCGGGGAAGAGGTCACTGTCGGCGATTCCGTTGAGCGCAGCAAACTGCAAATTGAGTCCCGTAAGTGGATTGCTATGAAGCTATTGCCTAAGAAATACGGAGAAAAGCTCGCGGTATCTGGAGATGATGGAGGACCTGTGAAATTCATTGTTGAGTACGTAGGAGGTCAGAATGCCAGCAACAAGTAAGGCGCAACGCAAGCTAATGGCCATTGCAGAGCACAATCCCGGTGAAGTCTACGCCAAGAATCGCGGCGTATTGGATATGGATAAGAGCCAATTGAGTGATTTTGCCTCGACCAAAGAGAAGAATCTACCTAAACGTGTGAAGAAGTCCGTATTCGCACTCAAGAAGAAATAGCGTAAGTCCTTTAGAACGCAATAATCGTGTTACGGCACTTGTTCACTTGTGAGTCAAACGATCACTTTTACCGGGTTGGAACAGGCAATCGTAACACGATTATCTGAATAAGCAGGAGAGAATGACACGATTGGTTTGCTGGTTGTTGGGGCATAGTTGGGGCAAGAGGATCAGGGTTCACGGAGCAGGGGCGATGTATCACAGGCAAGACTGCAAGGTGTGCGGGGTGTCTAAGCTTGGATAAGAACATCCATATTGGATTACAGCCCAAACAGGCTGAGATGTTGAGGCTGGTGCGTGATGATCCTGCGCCGGTCATTGGCATTGGTGGAGGTCGTGGCGCTGCCAAGAGCGCAGGGGCTGACAGAGTAGCAGCGTTACTCCTCGCGGAACGCCCTGGAACTATCGCCTGTATGATGATGCGCAACTACGATCAGGTGTACAAGTACCACATGCAAGCGATTGCCACTGACTTCCCATTCCTTGAGAAGTCCATGAAGAAGACAATGCCCGCGAATGTCTACATTGGCAAGAGCCGCTTAGATTTCAGCTATGCAGAGAACATCGATGACATTGAAAGACGCTTCAGGTCGGCCAACTACAAATACATCTTCATCGATCAGGCAGAGCAGTTCTCAGAGCGTGAACTCCGCGAGGTTCGTAAGGCAAACCGCGTGAAGGGCGGCGAGAGAGCAAAGCTGGTGCTGCTGTTCAACATGCGCGGCGCTGGCATTGCTGGACTCAGGAAGTGGTTCTACCTGCATGAAGTCAACAAAGACGAAGATGCTGGCGACTATGTGTTTCTGAAGATGAACCCTTGGGATAACATCGAGTGGGTCAGAGCTTCGCTGAAGGAAGACGGCTACAACGAGGAAGACTACTACCGATGGACCGATGAGCAGCGCAAGAGCTACGCCGCCAAGCGCGGACCTTATACACACTCTCTGGCGTCTGATGATGCTGTGATCCGCAAGGCGGACTGGGAAGGCGACTGGGACTCTCTTGAGGGCACGTACTTCAGCAACTCGTTCGATCTGGAATCAGTCCGCGTAGGTCCTGGTACGATTGCCAAGCTGTGGAAGCCGTGGGGCAGCTATTGGCTAGGTGCTGACTGGGGCAAGACGCACAACACGGCAGTGTACTGGGCAACACGCATCAACCTCAGCCCGTCAGAGGCCAAGGCAGCGTTGGGGTGGGACGTTCCTGAAGGCATCAAGGTAACGACGATCTACCGCGAGATGATTGTCAATGAAATGGACGCGGCGCAGGTAGGTCATTCGATCATCGACTGCACGCCGCCGGATGAGAGAAGCAAGTACCGATCGTTCTTCCTGAGTCCCGAGGAATGCACCGACGACCCGAACTGCGTAGGGTATCAGATGGGTGCTGTGCTGCACGCCGATGGGATGCCAGGGCCGGTCAAGGCAGACAATGAGCGCATTGGCGGATGGATGCTCATCGACAAGATGATGCGGGCGACAAAGGGCAAAGGATGGGGAATCGATAAGGAAGGCAAGCGATTCCAGTATACCGATGCCTTGTTGATCTCTGCTGAGTGCCAAGAGCTACTCGCGGCCATTCCGATTCTGATGCGTGATCCAAAGAATCTGGATGATGTGCTCAAGACGGACAAGGGACAAGCGAAGATTGAGCAGGACGTAGCAGACGCTTGTTTCGTGGCCGGAACACCAGTTTTGACAAAGCGTGGATATGCTCCAATCGAACGGGTAGATGACTCTGATGAGGTAATGACACGTGAAGGATGGCACCGTGTAACTCACTCATGGATGACGAGAGAATACGCCCCAGTGGTTCGCGCTATATTCAGCAATGGGCGCACAGTAATATGCACCCCGAATCACAGATTTTTGACAGACAGAGGGTTTGTAAGCCTTGATTCTATCCGTTATTCTGATAAAATTACCATATGGACAGAGTCGAGTTTAACGGAAGAATCTACAAAATCAGGAAAGACGGATATTACTCCGATGGGTCTGAGTTCTTACACCGGGCAGTATGGAGATACTACAAGGGAGAAATACCTAGCGGAAATATCGTCCATCACGTCAACCATTCTCCCAAGAGCACAACGGACGTTTCTAAGCTCGCGTGTATCACGCCGAAAGAGCACGTGCAGATTCATGAACCTGATAGGCCAGACCAGACTGAGCATCTTGCGGAGATTCGCCCTATGGCTGCTGAATGGCACTGGTCAAAAGAAGGAAGAGAGTGGCACTCTCAGCACGCGCGGAGCATCGTATTCGCAAGGGAGGAAAGAACGTGCGCACAGTGCGGAAAGACTTTTTTGGGGACAACCAAAGGAAAGTTCTGCTCTAACAACTGCAAATCATCTTGGCGGAGGTCAAGAAAGATCGACTACGTCCAAAGGACGTGTAAGGTATGCGGCAAAGAGTTCAGATGCATCAAATACAGCAAGACATTGCATTGCAGCAGAGAGTGCAGTTCGGTTAGTAGGATTGCAGGAGGCGGGATACGCGGATGTGTACGACATTGAGGTAGACGGGAAACACGAGTTCTATGCAAACGGATTTCTCGTCCATAATTGCCGTTATACCCTGAAGTCGATGCTTGCACCAAAGCACAAAACATCCGAAGATAAGTACAACATCAACATGCAAGCGGCAACGCCTGAAGAGCGCTTGGTACTTGCATTCAAGCATCAATTCAGTAAGCAGAAGGTGGCGAGAAGGATCATGCCGCCGTCATGGAAAAATAACATCGGATAGGAGACTGGAATGGTTCTGTTCCCATATCGAGCGCATCTGGAGCATGAAATCGAGTATCTACAGACACAACTTGCCCAGTCAAAGCGCAGGGTGGACGAGCTTCAGGAAGCGATTGTCAACATTGCCAAGCCCGCGCAGAAAGTGTACTTCGAGCGTAAGTCGGATGGTAAACTGGTGAAGGTACAGCCTAAAGGTTGGGAAGAAGTCAAGCGCTATCGGCGAGAGAACCCCGAGGAAGCGCTAGAACCAGAAGCAAAAGGTCCGTATGATTTAGCGGAGAAGGAGAAAGATGCCAAAAGCAAGTGACGGAACGATGTTTGGAAATCAGATGGGTGTGAACCAGCATAATGCCCGTCTCGGTGCAAAGCCGCCTGTAACGCCTTCTGCTGCCCAGGACGGTGATAAGGGCGGGAACATCCAAGATGATCCCAAGGCGATGCAGTTGGTCGATCAGTTGCAGCAGATGGGGTATACACCTGAAGATGTTGAGAGTGCAATGGGGCAAGGTCCCGAGAGCGCAGGTCTTGAGCAGAATGGCAGCATGGCTCCTGCTGGCCAAAGTCTTGGTATGGGACCGCAGTAATGGACTTTGAGAAGATGAAGCCGTCCAACGACGAATACAGAAGCGGATGGGATCGGGCATTCAATACATATAAGAATGGATGCCCGATCCTTGATGGAGAGACCGATGGAACTTTGGCCAGGAGAAGCGGACCCAACTCCAGTGTCGTCAGTAGAAAATCGTCTGCACGATCTGGAGCACGACAACAACTTAATGCGAGAATTGATTGCAAACATTCAGAGTGAGCAGTCTCTTTCGCGGTATAACCTTGAGAAAGAATGGAACGATACTTCCAAGAAAATCAGCAAGTTGGTGCAGACCGTCAACGATTTTGTATCTCGTTTTAGCAGGGTGAACTGATGCCAACAGACATTGTCCAGATGCCGTCCTCGGCGAATGATCTTGGTCAAGAAGAGCAAGAAGAGCTTTCGGTTGCAGAAGAATATGAGCCGGGAGAACTCGCTCCGTCTATCTACACCACAGAGATGGTGTGGAAACCGGACGATATCAAGAAGGAAGACCCAACAATTATTGGGCTGCTGACGACACTGGTCAACACCGTGAGCACGACGGATGAAGCTGCACGCCGTTTCAGCGTGTTGCAGTGTTGGCAAGAGCGCCACTTCGATCGAGGGTATCAATACCTTGAAGGTAGTCAGAATGGTGGATGGAATGTCATGGGGGCCGGTAACGGACTCACGACTGCTCGGCACAATTCCCTTAGCGACATGGACGATGCCAATCTTTACCCTACAAATATATACTCTGCTCAGGGAGACATTATCACTTCCTGTTTGAACCGTGGCGCGGTTACGGTGAACTTCTCGCCTAATAGGCAGAAAGAGCCAGCAGATGTGATGGCTGCTGATGAAGCCAATAAATACAAGTGCATGTGGTATGAAGAGAACTGTGCAGGAGAGTTCCAGCGTTATCTATCTGATTTGGCGTGGACTGATCCTCGTGCCGTAGTGTGGACTCGGACTGTTGCAGACAAGAGCCGGTTTGGACTTGCGGATGACGGGTCTGTGCGCCGCGCTGAAATGTCGAGCGCTTTTGGAGTGCTTGAGACAAAGCTCCCAATGATGGCTGATTGCCTAAAGGACATGGGCTACGCTCAGTTGTTCGAGGAAATGGATTACTCGATTGCGCGTGCCATGTATCCCTGGATGGGAAAGAAGATCAAGCCGAGTTGGGGAACATTTGGGGAGCTTGAATTCGAGCGCATTGCCAGAATCAACACAAGGATCGGCATTGTAGGCAAGTACATCACTGGCACTAGCGGTATCCGAGAATGCACGATGGGATACAACTGGTTCCGCCCTGGCATTTTCTACGATGATGCTGTTACTCCAGCGCAGCGCGAGTGGTTGTTAAAGAACTTTCCTGACGGCATGTTCCTGATTATGGCCGGTCCTGAAGTCGTGGCCTGTTGGAATGAGTCGATGGACGACCACTTGACCATGGGAATGTTCTGCCGTGGTTTCGGGCAGAATCGCCGTGCACTCGGGTCCAATGATTTGCCCATCCAGAAAAGAATCAACATTTGGGCGGATTTGTGGGATAAGTTCGTGCGACAGGCTATTCCCGCGACGTTGTTGGATAGCGATTGCTTCAACATGGAAGCGATCAATGAATTAAATGCCGATCCTGGAAGAAAAATTGGGGTAAAGCCAGGTGAAGGACAGACCATGCAAGACATTGTAGGCCAGACTCCTTCTCCTACGCCTATCCCCGGTATGGACTCCATGTTCTTACAGTATGTAGGCCCTCTGATCCAGGCAATCGATGGCGGTACACCTGCACTATTTGGCCAAGGAGAAGGATCGGACAACACCGTAGGAGCTACGCAGATTCGCCTTGGTCAGGCACTTGAGCGTAACCAGAGACCATGGCAGGTAATCAACAGTATCTTTGAGGGAGTGTTGCTTCAGGCGGTTGGGTGCTTTGCAAATAATGGCCAGGATACAGAATACTCGTCGGATGATGGCGATTTTGTGCTGAGTCCGAAGAACCTTGGCGGAAACGTAAAGTGCAAGGCAGAGACCTCGAACTCCATCCCCGAAAGCGGTTCTGCCCGCGAAGCTAAGGTCTTACAGATTCTCGACATGGCTCAACTCAACCCCACAATTGCTGGAGAAGTTGGCAAACCGTCGAATGCAAAAGCAATCGTCGATGCTCTCCACATGGATGGTGTGATTACGATTGATGAGGCAAACTGGGAAGACGCGGCGCTTGAAGATATCGACAGGCTTCTCGACAGCGAACCTATCATCAATCCAGAGTGGGTCGAGATGAAGTCGCACTATGAGAAGATGAATGCCATGCACGAAGAAGCCAAGCAGGTAGCTTCTGCTGCTGCGCAGACAGGGAAAATTGGGCAGGAGCAAATACAGGCTGGTCAAGAAATGCAGGATCAGGTAAATGACCTGAAGGACCAGTTCGACAAGATGGACAAATATTTCCCGAGCGTCGAAGTTGCTCAGGATGATTCTCAAGATCATGACACTATCGCGGCAACTGTGCTCTCTTGGATGGGCGAACCGCACGGACGTTCTCTGCGCCGCAAGTCTGGACAGGAGCAAGAAGGCGGAGAAAACTGGAAGAAGTGGACGAACGTCTATCTGTACTGGCAGCAGAACAAAAAGGTAGCTGCGCAGTTCAAGCAAGCACAGGCAGCGCCTCCGAAGGTTTCGCTCACGGGCAAACTGTCTCCCGAGCAACAAGCGCAGCTTCTCCAGTTGGCGGCAGGGATTAGCACCCCACCCGATAGCATGAATCAGCCCAATGAGACGGAGGTCGAGTCGATTCAACGTACGCCGATGGCAGAAATCAAGACGCGTACCCGGAGGCGGCTGTAATGGATAAGCTCGTCTGTTATGTGATCCGGCATGGTGAAACTTCCGCCAATACCGTTCCTGTTTTCCGTAGTTGGAATGATGGGACTCTGGACGCCAATGGGTTCAAGCAGGTAGGCGAGACGGCGGATTTCATGAAAGACAAACCGATCAAGCAGGTGGTTTGCTCTCCGCTCTTACGAGCATTTCAGACGGCGCATGTTGTGGCAAAGCCCCATGGATTGATCCCTTCACAGACGAGAGGGCTTTTCCCCTGGAACATGGGAATCTTCTGCGGAATGCCGAGGGACGAGAACTATGAAGCCCTCAAGCTGTTCATCAATAACCCAGAGGTGAAGATTCCAGACGGAGAAAGCCTTTGCTCCTTTGACGATCGGCAGTTTGCCTTCTGGAAGGCCGCGTTTGAAATGTCCAAGCGTAGACTCACTGCTTTTGTGACACATTCAAGCGTGATGACAAGTTTGGTGAAATTCACAGAGGATATTGACGTTGACCCGTACAAAACAGAGATAGTCAAGCCGGGTGGCGTTCTGGCGGTTTACTTTGACGGTACGAATCATCGGGTCAAACCGGTATTCGGAATGACAAGACCTGCCATATTGGGCAAGGCATAGGAGACCTCATGGACGGCGAAGAAACGCTTGACCTCGGAACCCAGGAAGAACCTGTCGAAGGCGGACAGGAACAAGTCGAAGAACTCGTTGAACCGACTGGTGATGAAGGGCAGGAACCCACAGAAGGAACTGAGAGCGAACAGGTAGGTACTGGCCCGAAGAACATCCGCGCCGCGCTGAAGGCGGCTTCTGAGGCTTCTCCCGAACAGGCTGGCACGCTCAAGGAACTCGGCAACTCGTACTACCGCGAACAGGCTTATAAGGCTCAGTTCCCCACCGTGGAAGAGGCACAGACGGCCAAGAACCTGATTGAGGCCATTGGCGGCGTAGACGGTGCGTCAACTCTTCAGGCACGGGTGCAGGAATACGATACCCAGGAAACTGGCCTAGAGGCTGGTGACCCGTCGGTTCTTGACTCGTTCTTCAAGGACTACCCACAACAGGCAGTCCAGTTGGCCTCGGCATATCTGGAGCGTGTTGCGGCGCAGAATCCGCAAGAGTTCCAAAAGGCCATTGGCCCATATGCTATCCAGATGATCGAGCAGTCGAATATCCCGTCTTATATCGACATGGCTCTTCGCGAAACTGACCCTGCCCGCAAGGATGAGACTCTCAAGCAGATTTCGCAGTATCTTCAGGGGCAGATCACCACATCGAAACAGGCGCTCCAGAGCAACACTTCGGCGCAGACGACAAAGCCGTTTGAAAAGGAACGCGAGACTCTGAACAAGGAGCGCGAAGAGACTTTCAACGATGGCGTTCGTATGCACATCGACCATCTCTCTCTTCCAGTAATCAATGGGGAAGTTGACAAGTACACCAAGCAGTATGGCCTGAATGATGACCAGAAAAAGCTGTTCTGGTCGAATCTGTTCAATAAAGTCAAAGGACAGATGGACGAAGACTCCACGCACAAGAAGCAGGTGGACATTCGCGTAAAGGCAAAGGGCCGTACATCGCAGTCGGTGGCAAAATACATCTCTGACGAGTTCAATCGGCGCGTCAAGGTCGAGGCATTCGGCACGCTGAAGGAGTGTGAAAAGGTATTTGGCCCGCTGAAGGGTGGGCGCAAGATGACAACTGGTTTGCCGAAGGCTGGCGGACCGAAGACTTCTCCTAGCGGTGGCCCATTACGCGTCAGTGCACGTCCGGCAGATGCCGATATCGACTGGAGCAAGCCGGATGCAGATATGAACCTGATTAAAGGCCGTGCATATTTGAAGTCTGGAAAATTTGTTGCATGGCGTGGTTAGTAGACATGTAAATAATGTGTTAGCATGGGGATTGTTGGTGTTCAAGCACCATAGTTTTCACTCAGGAGGAAGCCTGAATGCAATCCCCATCTAACCCATCATACAACGGATATGTATATTTAATCGGTTCTAGGCGCTTCGGCTGGTACAAAATTGGTAAGGCCAATGACCCAAGTATTCGGGTAAAGCATCTTGGAATTTTGCTCCCATTCAAAATACAAATTTACGGATTATGGATGACTCCAAATCCTCTCTTCCTTGAGCATGAACTACATGAAAAATACTGGAAGAAGAAGATCAATGGAGAATGGTTTTCCTTTACTTGGGAGGAAATCGCCGACGTTATCACGTCGCCAACCAAGAGAAGTTCAGTATTCATTCCAAAGGCAGACCAGAATTTCAGCAACATCGAATCCGAAATCATTGTTGATGGGTTCAAGGGAGAGAGGCGGAAGCTCAGCAAAGAATTTATGGTAAAAGTCATGAAATATATCGAAGATAATGATCTGGAGCCCACCCGCGAGAACAAGAAAATTGGTAGGTCCTATGTTGCCAAGACTATTCGAGAAGGAATTTGCAAAATACCAGAGAAGATATATAATCCTTATAGATGAACTTCACCCCTGCCTATGGCCAGCTAATACCATAGCGTTATCGGCGTTCGACATTCGTCGTGATAGAAAACTAGAAGTTCTCCGCAAGCGTGTAAACGAGACCAAATATTTAATGCTGGCTTAGGCCAGGGGAGAACTTATCATGGCAATCGGCACAGAAGCTGCTGTCGAATCCGTAGAAATTGAAGCCTTCGCGACTGAAATTCCCTCGTTGATTCCCCATAGCAAGACGTTTTATGCTCTTGCAAAAGATCGATTCACAACTATTCCAACTTCTGTGAGCACCCTAGGTGGTGGCACACAGCGTCCGTCTTTCCGCGTTCCGTTCCGCGTCCAGGGCGGTTCTGCTATTGCGCAGGGTACTGGCAATGGCGATTCTCTGGGCCGTGGCAATATGTCTATTTGGCGCGACTTTGTAGTTTCGCCTGTATGGCATTATGCGGTCAATGAGCAAAGCCATTTGTCCCAGCTTGCCGTAAATGGCAAGAAACGCGGTTTGGTCAGTCTGAAGGCAGAAGAGTTGAAGAACTCTCTGGACTCTGCCATGGCTGGCCTCGAAGGCATCATGTATGGTGACTCTTCGGGCGCTATCACGCAGATTCCGACTACCGGGACTGTCTCGTCTAGTTCGGGCACTGGCAACTACACCAGTTACATTACCGGCGTTCGCGCCATGGCTTTTACGGACAACCAGATTGTTCAGATTTTTCCGTCTGAAGGCGGAACCGTTCGCGGTACTGCTACGGTTTCGGTCAATGACCCGGCATCCGAAACTTTGTTCTTCTCTACCGCGCTTCCCGCCTCAACCGCTGTTGGCGATTACATCATGATCGCGGGTGCTTCTGGCGCAGTCGGACAGGGCGTCTATGGAACTACCGCGTGGGTGAACAACGCTACGACCGGAACTCTCGCTGGCATAAATCGTCAGGAATTTCCGAACCGTATTACGTCGCCTTCTATCAATTTGAATGGCGGCTCCGTGACGGCATCTCTTTCGTCTCGTATTGAGGCGTTGCTTGATCGTGCGATGGGTATTGATAACCAGACAAAGGATTCTGGTATTTACATCATTCCAGAAGATCAGGCGGTAGCGATTGCCCAGACCAATTACTACAACAAGCAGATGATTTTCCAGCAGTCCAATAGCTCTGGCAACACCGGAACTGTCCCCGATGTTTCCAAGAAGTATTTCCAGACCACTTTTGGCGGTCGTGACGCTACCGTAAGCACTGTCCAGCCTAAAGGACGTTTGGACCTTATCCTGACGAAGGAATGGAACATCTGCGAGTTGGTCCCGTTGCAGTTGTTCGATTTTGCCGGTGGCAATACCGTAATGCCGGTCCCTGACCCTTCAGGTAACGGATGGCTAACGAGTTCGCAGTTCGTGTATGAGACCAGCTTCAATATGGTCTGCACGGCTCCGAAACACCAGCTTTTCACCTATAACGCGGCTCAGGCTACTATCTAACCACAACGGGGACTGTGCAAACCAGCATGGTCCCCTCCTACATGGAGACTAATATGACTAAGCAGCACGAACCGTTTGAGATTGTTGACAAACGCAAGGCAGGTGAAAATGGAGTGTCGCTTGTCACTCCAAAATCACCGATCATTCTTTCCGCAGAGAGAGTTTATGAAGACCCTCGCCCGCGATTCGACTATGTTCTAGTTGCCCGCAAGGAAGCAGAGACGACTTGGAACGGGACGAAGTTCTTCATCCCCGAAACTGTGGTAAAGAAGCCGAACCAGGGAGTCGTCATCGCTGTGTCCGACTTCTATATCGTCGATGGCAAGACATTCCCCACGGCAGACATTGTTCGCCCTGGCGACGTAGTGACTTTTGGGAACTTCCAAGCCGAGGACGTTGCCCGCGATGGCAAGGAATTCTCCCTGGTCTCTGTCTTTGACTTGAAGCTCATCGAAAAGGTCCACTTCGAGGGAGAGAACAGTGCAGCTAGCGCATAGTTGCTCCCCAGAACGGCTACGGTGCCCAGACCACTTCCAGCGGCGCATTACGCAGGTTGGTGGCCTGAACAGATACCGTAAGCCGAACTTCAAGCTCGTTTGGGCGCAGACAGAGACAACTTGGCGTGGGGGAAAGAATAGCGATGACGACGGAGCCTTCGTGGGCTACTGGGAAGTCTATAAGGGCGATGGGCTTCCGCACTGGATGCTGATGCAGTGGATTGATGCAGGGAAAAGCCTTGATATGCCGCATCTCCCATCCCAGTCGGACGTTTCATACTATGAAGAAAACCGCGATCCCGGAACTGGGTTACAAATCCTTGGCGAATATCCGTACCATGGTCATTATGAAATTGCATTGAACCTCTTGGCCAAAACATTTGTGCAGGGTCAAATGTCTATTGACGCATTCCCACTTTCGACAGAAATTGTTGAAATGATGGTTCCTATCATCAAGGCTTCTATGGCCGTATCTGTACAGGCCAAAATGAAGTTTATGAAGGATGAGGAAGAAAGAGAAGACGATGAACGCGCTAAGGAATTTGACGACTTATGGCGCGATATTCATCGGAAATCAACGCTTGCCTCCACCGCGTGGCTTGAGGATAAGCAAAGATCAATCGAAAAGAGCTTTAACGCCGCTTTAGTAATGAAGTTGCAGCGCGACAAGTTCTTCCAATCGCAAGGGAGACTACAAAATGCCTGAAACCTATCTGTCGCCTAAAAGCCTTTCTGAAAACGAAAAGGTGTTCCCTTCTGTAATCAGTAATATCTCGCCAACTTTCGGCGCGAAGGCCATTCCTATCTACATCTACAACGTTTCCGGGCTTGAATTCCATGAGTTCCGCGCCCCCAACCATCCCCATCTGACGATTGTTAAATGCCCCGACAAAAAAGAGTACGCACTTGCGGGACAAATTGAGCATCCCTTTCCCCAAACTGATTATGACCAAAACGGGGCACGAAAGATTGATTATGTCGATGGTCATCGTGAAGCCACGGTTATGCTGTCACCCCAGAACCCTGGTGTTGACCAAAATTGGACGACAAACGATACGCTGAACCAAGGCGCAAATCTCAATGACTATGGCGTATTTTGGAGTGAGCATAACCCGCCTCTCAAGCAGGAGTTAGAAGCGGCGAAGTTCCGCATGGGAGAAACGTACCGCAAAGAGCTTGATCGGATGGCGCGAATCGAAGCTAAGAACCCAGAGAATGCTCTCGATGCTGCCACGGAT